GATTTTTCTTCTTCAGTCTCTGGTGGCGGGGGTGGTGGTGGTGGTGGTGGAGGTGGAGCTGCATTTTGTAGTTTTGCTGCATTTGCTTTTGCAGTTCCTGGTGGAGCCCAATGAACTAAAGTGTTTATTATACTATTCTGAGCAGTTTGGTAAAATACTCCTCCCTTTGTTTGTAGGGATTGTAAGGCAGTTGCTCCTAAAACATTTTGCCCTACTCTGCTAGATGGTACATTTGAGTGTTTATCAACATCTGCTTGAGTGTATTGCTTTGGGGTCCATGTTGCCCCACCATCTGATGATTCCGCAGCTAGAACATATCCTTGAGAGTTAAATCCTTCTCCAGTATTTTCATTACCTCTTTTCCATCCACTACTTTTTTCATTGCTTGGTAGATAATATAACTGGGATGTTGATTTCCCAGTTGGTTTCCCGTTTGAATCTAATTCATATCTTACGACAGTTCTAAAAAAGTAATTTTGATTACTGCCAGGTAACTTATTAGCAACTGATTGACTATAAGCATACTTAAAAGTATTTGCCATTAGAAAGTCCTCCCCATTTTGAAGGAACAAGTCATCTCAATTTTTTGTAGAGTATGAGACATTTATAGGGGGTTTTTACTTATTTAGCATCATTTTTGCATATGGAATAGCAAGCAGATCATCCAGTTCATCTGGCATTACGATATACACTTGTCCTGCTAGTTCTTCCCAAGTATATTGTCTATAGTCTCTCCAATGAAAATTAAGTCCACGAAATCCCCAACGAAATACCTCAGTCACTGCGACTAAAGGATGTTGATCATAGGTAATACCAGGAGTCTTTGCATTATAAACAAAGGTACACAACTGACCCACATCAGGAACGGGAGCAACCGTTCCCTTCAGAGCATCCATGATCTCTATCATCATGTCCTCTTGATCATTTGTTCCGTTGTTAATTTCGTTTCCTTCTAAACGACTCATTTGATACCTAACTCCTCCTCTGTAATGATTTTAAATTCGATACGATTGTCTTTACAGAACTCATCAGCAGCTTTCCATTTTGCTTGGTTAACTGCATACATTTTACACTCATAAAGATATGACTTGGTTTGTCTTTTTGGTTTCTTAGGTGGTGCAGTTTGCTTTTTAGGTTTCACTTCAACCACATAAGTTTTGATCTTACCATCAGACTCTTTAACTTTAATCAAATAATCTGGATAATATCTATGCACACGATTGTCAACAGGTGAGATATATGGTATACTAAACTCTTCGGACGCCCATGATATAATATTCTCGTTCAAGTCACACCATCTACAAAATCTTCTTTCCCAACTACTTCTGCAGATAATATTGTTAGGGTTGCCTTTATATTTCTCTGGATATGATGGTTTATATCTACTCTTAATACTTTCCGCCATTCTCTTATACATAATATATAAGTCAAAAAGTATTTATAAATGACTTCCGTCGCTCCAAAGTCACAAAGTCTCTCTCAAATAAAGAGCAAACTGCTTAATCCTGCAACCACATCTCATTTTTCGGTTTACATTGGATTGCCTGGAAAGGCTGAGACTCCCAATGGAGATCCTGCGACTTTTAAAAAATATATGGCAGAGAATGGTCTCTCTTTAGATCAAGATCGACTGCAATTGATGTGTTCTGAAGCAACTCTTCCTGGATCCTCTCTTGCAACGACTGAGTTAACAGGTGACAGAAGTGGAGTTACGGAGAGACATGCATATCGCCGCATATATCAGGATAGAATTGATTTAACCTTTTATTGTGACGCAGAGCAATATATGCCAATCAGATTCTTTGAATCCTGGATTAAGTATATTATGAATGAAAATGCAGGAGATTTTGGTATCAATAAACCAAACTATTCATATAGAGTTAAATTTCCAGAAGCTTATAAAGGAAATTTAGAGATTACTAAATTTGAAAAAAATATAAATCAAACAAAATCTGTTGTACCATTGACATATAAGTTTGTTAATGTATTTCCAGTTTCAATATCTTCAATGCCTGTATCATATGATGCATCATCACTCTTAAAGTGTACAGTATCAATGAATTATACCAGATACTATATTGGTCCTGGTGATCCGAATAGTATTAAATCAAATAATGATGGTGTACAAAAACCAGATCTTGATGCAAATCCAGAAGAGAACCCTGCGGCAACTGCTGTAGGTGGCAATAGTACTCGCCTTAATGATGGTGGTGCAACAGTTAGATCAGAGGATAGATTAAGAGGACTTAACCCAACCGAAATAAGACAAGGAGTAGATAGAAGAGGAACTGATATAAGAGGAGGGAACTTCAGAAGATCGTAATAAATAATCACAGATGAACTTATAATGAGTTAGTATGCCTTTACCAAAAATTGCGACTCCTACATATCAACTTGAGTTGCCATCAACAGGAGAAACGATTCAGTATAGACCGTTTCTTGTAAAAGAAGAAAAGTTACTTGTTATTGCACTTGAAAGCGAAGATACAAAACAGATCTCAACTGCCATTAAGGCTGTTATCAAGAGTTGTATTCTTACCAAGGGAATTAAAGTAGAAACTCTTCCAACTTTTGATATTGAATATTTGTTCCTTAATATTCGTGGTAAGTCTGTTGGTGAAGAACTTGAGGTAAACCTTGTCTGTCCAGATGATGGTGAGACTCAGGTTGCAGTTACCATTAATCTTGATGATATTAAGGTAAAGAAAACAGAGAATCATGTAAACAAAATTAAACTAGATGACTCAATTATGATGGAGATGAAGTATCCATCTCTTGATGAGTTTATCAAGAATAATTTTGATATGAAAGAGCAAAGCGCAATGGATCAATCATTTGAACTGATTGCATCTTGTATTGGCAAAATCTTTACTGAAGATGAAGTTTGGGTTGCAGAAGACTGCACCAAGAAAGAATTGAATGAATTCTTAGAATCTATGAACTCCTCCCAGTTCAAAGATATTGAGAAGTTCTTTGAGACCATGCCTAAATTATCTCATACGGTTAAAGTTAAAAATCCTAAAACTAAAAAAGAAAGTGATGTTGTCATTGAGGGACTGGCAAGTTTTTTCGCCTAGGCATGATCCACATGGATCTGGAAAATTATTTCCGACTTAATTTTGCCTTGGTACAGTACCATAAATATAGTTTAACCGAGATTGAAAATTGGATGCCTTGGGAAAGAGACATTTATGTCGGGTTGCTACAGCAACATCTTGAGGAAGAAAAACTAAAACAACAGCAAGCATCTAATGGATGATACGGTAAGCACACCACAAGTTAAATCTACTACAATATCCGCATCAAAATTGATGGGTAGGGATACTGGTGGATCTGACTTGGGTGGAATGGGAGGAGAGTCAAAGATTGCTAAACTCTCTCGCATTCTTAGAACTACCCGTGTCAAGGTAAATGAATTAGAAAAAAAGCAGAGCGAAACTGATAAAAAAGTTGCACTTAATGCAGAGAAGATAACCAGAATAAAAAATATATTAAAGGACAATAGAAAAAATGTTGCAGATCAATTAAAGGCACAAGATAATACTGCAATTTTTACTGAAATTGCTGGTAAAGTTCAATCAATAGCCTCTGCATTAGAGGGGCAACAAAAGTTTACTAGAGGACAAGCAGATAAGGACAGACAGCAACAACAAAAAAGAAGAGCATCTGCGAGGGAAAAACTCCTAGAAGGAGGGAAGGGTGCTTTAGGTGCAGTTAAGAGCACCGCAGAAAAAATTGCAAGTCCTTTGCGAAGTATGTTTGATGAGTTATTTAATTTTCTGATAAATGTTGTTCTTGGTAGAGCAATCTTTAAAATGTTTGAGTGGTTCCAAGATGAAGAGAACCAGAAGAAAATTAATACAATATTCAGATTCATTAAAGATTGGTGGCCAACTTTATTAGCAGGTTTGATTTTATTTGGTGGAGCACTTCTTGGACCTGCTGGTTTGATTATAGGTATTACTGCACTAGCACTTGGATTTATTCCAAGACTTGTTGATGCGACTAAAAAAATATTTGGATTTGGAGATGATGTTGAGAAGGGAGTGCAGAAAGCAACAGAAGTAACTAAAGATTCTGAAAGTAGAATTGGTGGTGTAAACGATCCTGGCCAACAACAAGATATTGATTTGTCTCAACAAAAAGTCATGACCCAGATGGAAAAGTTGAGAGAACCTGATGAAGGAAAACCTCAAGAGCGTGTTGAGTTTGCTAAGGGAGGTATGGTTAGAGGACCTGGTGGTATTGATAATGTTCCAGCCATGCTAACTGCTGGTGAGTATGTTATTAGCAAAGGTGCTGTAGACAAGTTTGGTTCTGGGATGTTTGCTGCACTTAATGCTGCTGGTGGAGGAAAAGGAGAACCATCCGGTGGAAATTATTCCACTGGTGGGATGGTATTTAATTTAAACCCTCAAAGAACTTTTAATCATACATCTCGCGGAAGTAAAAAAACAATATCAAATTCGGTTGTCAAGCACTATAATTCTGGTGGACTTGTAAAACCATCTAGAGCAAGACATTTTTACTTTAAATTTGCTGGAGGAGGAGAAGTTCCTCAAGTAGATCCTGTAGAATCGACAAGAGTTCATAATGAAGCCTTTGCGCCTCCTCCAGATTATCCCATGGAGAAGAAATTTGAACCCATCGGAAAATCTTTTGGGACTCCAAAACTCCCAAGTGGGTCTGCCATTGATATGGCAAAGAAAACAGAAAATCCTTTTACAAATTTTGTCAACACAGTAAAGAATTATTTTATTGTATCTTCTGATGATGGAACTTCTATGAGAATGGGTTCAGATCAAAATTATAAAGCACCAAGAGTTGATCCGCCGATGGGAGGAAAGTCTAAAGTTGTAATTGCTCCGATGCCTGGACAAACAAATGATGCCGATGCTCCATCACCAGTGGGAAGTAGACCACCATCGTTCAGTGCTGCAACTCATGGTTCTAGAGCAAAGACACAAACACTGGGGGTCGTAGTATAAGATGTTAGGTGCTCTCGTTAAAAGTTTAGGTTCTGGTGCAGCTAGAGGTGCAACCAAAGGTGCTGTTAAAAAGAAAATAACTGGTGGTGTAAAAGCAAAAACCACAAAAGTTTCAAAAGAAAAACTTCTTGGTAGAGGGGATACATCGACTTCGATGTCGGCACCTACATCTACATTATCTTCAGTACCAAAACCCACTGTCAATGGTTCGACTAGCGTCAGCGGTGATCCATTACAATCTATAAATCAATCTTTGACGAAGATTCAATCTCTTTTAAAAGGATCTCTTGCACTAGATAAGTCAATAGCAGATCAAAAAAGAAAACAGAGGGAACAGGAAAAAGCAAAAGCAAGAGAAGGGGTACTTGAAACTAGAAAACCAGAAGAGCAAGTGCAAGAAGGTGGTGGTGGCGGCAGACAAATGTCGTTCATGGATAGTATAATCAATTTCCTTTTGAATGTACTCTTAGGATTTCTTGCAGTCAGAGCAATCAAGTATCTTCCACAAATTAAAGAGTTCATGAAATCTCTTGAGGGAGTCGTTAACACTATTGAAAGTATTGCGGGAACTATTTTTAATGGATTGGTAAATTTTATTGATTGGGGATATCAATTATATGATAATTTTAGAGGTTGGGTTGGAAATACATTTGGTGAGGAGGGACTTAAAACATTTGATGAACTCTCAGAACATTTAAATACTTTCTTAAATGCAACTTTAATTGCATGTTTAGCAATACTTAAATTTAAAGGTGTCGGTGGACTTATTGGAGTTGTTGGAAAAATTGGTGGAGGGGTTGTTAGTGCAGGAAAAGCACTTGTAGGATTTGTTGCTGGTGGTGGTGCAGCTGCTGCGGCGATTGTTGCAGGTGTTGGTCTTCTTGCATCTGGACTGGGTGAAGGTGCTTTCCAACTCAGGAAGATGGGAAAGGACATGGAGGACATCGCTCGGGAGGAGTATGATGTAAACAAAAATCTTCTTCCAGTTGATCCAAGAAGAGTTATTAGTTTTATAAAATTTAAAGGGGCACAACTAATCAACGCCCAATTGTTGACAGTTGGAACTCTGCTTGATATTGTTGGGGCACCATTTAGATATGCAGTTGAATTGATCAGATATCCATTCTTATCAGATCAAGGCAGAAGACAGCAAAGAAAGAATCTTGCAAAATTTGACTCTAGAGTTAGAGAGCAAGTAAGACAAGGATTAAGTATGTTAACTCTTGGTCTTTTTGACATGGGTGGAGAAGGTTCTTGGGGATCTCTATTCGGTGATCCAGATAATATACAAGTTGATGAGGATGAATCCAATGCCAATACAAGGAGTGGTGGCAACAACGGACTTCGAAGTAGAACATCTGGACAAACCTCACAAGTTCTACCGTCAGGAGGAGTATCTTCTTTAAATACTGACCCTGGGGATCCTGGACAAATATATTTGCATTGGACAGTAGATAGTTACAATAAACCTGTTGGGGGTTATCATACAGTTATTACTGGTGATGGCAAATTTCATCAACAATATGCATATAATACAAGTGGAGGACCTAAGGGACATACTTATGGAAGAAACAGTAAGGGGGTATCTCTATCTGCAGCAGCGATGCTTGATTATGACAAAGGAGCAAGAAATTGGCCAAAACCTGTTCAGTTAGAATCCATGGCAAAAGAGGCAGCAAGAATTGCAAAAGCATGGGGATGGACAAAATCAGACATTACTAACAAAAATGTATTAACTCACGGTGAGGCAGGATCTAATGTTGATGGCAATGTTATGCATACAAACTATGGTCCATATGGCAGAGGAGCTCCTGCAGTTAAGTCAATTGATGGTTTAGCAAGTGGAGGTCGCGCAGCTTTTGAGCGATGGGACATGGATAAATTAGCAAGCGACAGCGAAAAGTATGGTGAAGGTGCCATTGAAATGAGGAGAAAAATAAAAGGATTCATGGCAAAAGGTGGTCCTACTATAGGAAAAGGTCTCTATGTTCTGGCAGAGAGGGGAAGAGAATTTATCATTGATGCTGATTCTACAGCAGCTCTTGAAGCACAAGTTCCTGGATTCTTATACGAGTTGAACAAGGCAAAGGGTAGAGAAGCAGTGAATGTTCTACGGGCATATGCTTCTTATGAGTCTGGATCAGATCAAACTATTGTTATTCCGATGCCAGCAATGGCAGGTGGATCCTCAAGTAAAGAATCATTTGGAAATACTGTGATTGCAACCTCTGCTGGATCTGAGAATAATGCTTTTGATACTTTATACAAAGGTGCTTAAATAGAGATAAGGAGAAATAAAGAATGACCAACAACACATCCAGACAAGCAGTTTCTGCTTTTGTAGATAAGTTAGAAGTTACTTCCAACAAAAATAAAAATAAAAATGTGAGTCTGACCAATGGACTAGTTCGTTTGATGTATTATGAAAGTATTCTTCAAGATACAGTAAAGGCAGAAATATTTTTTGCTGATACTGGAAATTCTATTGATGGCAAGAGTGTTATTGAAGGTTTGCCTCTTGTGGGCACAGAGCAAGTAGACTTAAAATTCACTGACAATAATGAGAATACAGTAAAAATAACAATGTATGTCAATAAAGTTTCTCCAGCACTGGAGAAAACAGTCTCTTCTTTGGTTCAGTTAGATTTAGTTTCCGAAGAGTTTATTAGAAATGAAGAAGGTAAATCAAGAATTAATATTAGATTCGATGGAAAAATATCAGATCATGTTAGAAAAATATGTACGGACTTTTTGTTGACAGAAAAGAAATTAGATGTTGAGGAAACTAGCAATAATTATAATTTTATAGGCAACAATCAAAAACCATATTATGTACTTAATTGGCTTTCAAAAGCATCTGTACCATCTGTTGCTGGAGAGAAAGGTAAGTCTGCGGGATTTTTCTTTTTTGAAACTGCTGAGGGATTTAAATTTAAATCAATTGATGGACTTTTTAATCAAAAACAAAAGAGATCTTTGATCTTTAATGAAACTCCAAGTCTACCCCCTGGTTATGACACTAAAGTTCTTGAGCACCAAGGGGACAACCGTATCAATGCCCAGGAAAAATTTAAAATGGGTGCATATGGTACAAGAATAGTTACATTTGATCCTTTTAATTGTCATTATGAAGTTATTAAACAAACTGCAAGTGAAACTGAAGAGGGAACACAACTGGCAGGTAGAGAACTGCCAACCTTAAATGAAAAGTTTGATCCAAAAGAGACTTTTACAAGGACAACTTATATGTTGATTGATACTGGAACTCTTCCATCTGGATCAACACAGCAGCAGATTGATAGTTCAACAGAGCAAAATTTTGAATCTCAAAAAGTATTGAATCAAGCGATCCGCAGATATAATCAAATGTTTACTGGTATGCAAACAGTCACTATTCCAGGAGACTTTAGTCTTCATGCTGGTGATGTTGTATTTTTTGATAAACCAGGCCTTCGCATAGAAAAAGGTGACGATCTTGACAAGGAATCAGGGGGTCTATATATTATAGCTGACTTATGTCATTATATCGGATCTAAGGAAACTTATACGAAGTTGAATCTTGTTAGAGATTCTTTCGGTCGAAAAGGAAACCACACTACTAGTAATCCATTATGAGTAAAGAGAGAAGTATTCAACAACACATCAATGACGACAAAGATCTGCTGGACAATTCAACATTGTCGCCACAAATGCGTCGTCACACCGAAGATGAGTTGCATCACTTAGAGTTGTATCAGGCAGCACATCCAGACGATGACCATGATCCAACTGCATTTGAAATGTATTGCGACGAAAACCCAGATGCAGATGAATGCAGGATTTATGAGGACTGATGGAAGGAGGAGCACTTTTTAATCCAGGATTTCTTGGCGGCAATTTTCTTTGGTGGGTTGGCCAAATTGCTGACGATTCTACCTGGAAAGAAAACATAAGTGCCGGAAAGATAAAGAGTAAAAATGATACTCCTGGATGGGGTTATCGATATAAAGTAAGAATCATTGGTCTTCACGATCAACAGGAAGTATCAATTAAATCTGAACAACTGCCTTGGGCGCAGGTAATGTATCCAATCACTGCTGGTGGTGGTCAGGGTGGATCATTTCAAACACCTGCACTCAAGCAAGGTAACTTTGTTTTCGGATTCTTCCTTGATGGACAGGATAGACAAGTTCCTGTTATCATGGGAGTGCTGGGAAACAATGCAACCACTAGGTTAAAAACTAAAACTGCATTAGCATCTCCATCACAGTCAACTCCAGTTGCTGCTGTTAATCAAAACACAGAAAAACCTAGGAGGATAGACTTTCCAAATACAGGTGCTGGAACTACCAGTTATATCAAAGCACTAAAGAAGTGGAAAAAAGAATTAGAGACAAAGAGATCCTCAAATGGAGAAAACTTTACTCCACAAAGTCATCACTCACAAGGAGCATCTAACGATCCCACAAAGAAAGTTGCAGATAAAGAATTACCAACTGAACCCCCTGGATCTGGTACATTACCAACAAAAGAATCTTCTGATGCTGTCCACCAAGAGACATCAGAGGATGAAAAAAAAGATCAAGTTTTAAAAAGGAAGCACGCTCTGGCATGTCCTGATCCAGAACAAAACTCTGCAATGAAAGCCATTCAGACAGTTATTGAATGGATGACTGAAAAAATACAAGAAGCACAGAAGGCACTGCAAAAATATAGTAGTGCAGTCTCTTTAGCTATCAAAAATGCTTATAAGGATGTTAACAAATTTATTGATGATGCTGCAAAAGAAATTGCAAAGCACATGAAGAAAATTTTTGGACAAGTCCAAAATTTTGTCACAGAGAAACTTAATGAAGTTGCACAACCTCTCTTAAAAATATCACCACCAACCATTCGCATTCAACTCTTAGATGATTTAATAAAAGGTTTTGAAACTCTTTGTTGCATGTTCAATGCATTCAATCTTAATTTATTGGATCTGATAAAAAAAGCAATTCAAAATATTTTGAATAGAAAGTCAAACTCTTCACCTGCAGTTGGATCATCGGCTCAAAACTCAACATCCCCCCAAGACGGAACTGTATCTGAGTTTGATACTCAATACAATATTCCTCCTCTTCCACCTGAGGGTTACTATACTCCAAATCCAATTTGCTCTACTGAAGAATTAGTTGGAGAAGTTTTAGGTTCAACTTTGGGATCAATCATGTCATCATTTGATATTGCATTGGCACCAATGATTAACAGAGTCGGAACTTCTTTGGCATCTGAGGGATCCCCTTCAGGAAAAAAATCATCTGGTTCTTCTTTAAATGGAATTACCTCTGCTAATGGAATTTCAATCGCTGGTATTGCATCTGCACTTGCTTCTGGCAAATTGGTTGGTGCATTATCTGATATTCTGGCAGGACAATTAGGTGTCAGTCCTGGATTGATAGGTGATGTGACATCTGCGTTGCAAAGAGGTGATATTACTGGTGGTATTACAACTCTTGCTGGGTTGGCAGGTGTCGATCCCCAAATAGTTTCTACCGCAATTGGATTAATTGGTGATGGAGATTATGTTGGCGGATTCGCATCAGTCTTTGGGGTGTCTTCTGGACCTTATGGAGCAGCATTTTCTGCAATTCAGAGTGGAGACCTGAATACCTTGGCTGGAGTGCTAGGACCCATCGCTGGGGTAAACCCTTCATTACTTTCAGCAATTACTGATGGTAATATTGCTGGCATTGCTAGTGGACTCGGTGGATTATCTGGAATAGATTTTGATATTGGATCTGCACTTGGATTTATTTCATCAATTACAGCATTTTTTGAATGTGATCCAAAACCAGAGTGTTCTCCAAATGATACCCACACATTAAAAGAAGGTGGTAGTGGTAAACCTGGAGAAGAGAAACCAAATCCAAATCAAGTTGCTGATAATGCAACAGCATCTGCTTCTATTAGCAATGCACAATACTTTGCCGAACTGGCAACACCATCTGAAAGTTCTCCAACTGGAGTGCTCTCCTGGAACCAGATCGCAACTGAATTGTTTGATGAACCAACTCAACCCAGTTCATCTTCTCTGGAATCTTCGGGTAGCGGGCCCGCAGGAACATTTTATGGTGTTAATATAAGAGCACTTGCTGATGCCACTTCTGCTGCAGAAGGAACTTATAGTTCTGTTGGACCATTTACATATTTCCCAATGGGTCATGGTTTGGGAAGATATCAATTTATGGTTGGAAGAAGCGATGTTCAAAGTATTATATTGAGAAATGCGGGTAGCAATAGTTCTAGTGCTCGTTCTTTAATTCAACAGGCAAAGAGTGGGAATAGTTCTGCGGCAAGATCTCTCTTGAGGTACTTTAAACCTGCAGATCAAGATGGTCTATTCGCGAGTTATGTGAGAAATACTTTGACAAGGATAAAAAGGAAATATCCAACTGCTGATGAGTATTTCTTAGTTCAAAAGTTTGGTGTTTACCATTTGAGTGGTGGAGACTATCCAAACCAAAGCGATGGATATGTAACTGGAAAACAGCATGGAGATAAAATTTTGAGAGCTTACAGAAGACTTAGATAGAAAACTGGAGGATAACTTTAATGCCAATACAACCGTCATCAAGAGACAATATTAAAGTAGGATACATTAGCAAGTTTAGTGGTTATGTCCGAGGACTTACCATTGAAGAAGCTAATAATCATGAGAGAATGTCTCCAGGAACCACATTCATATTCATCAATGGAGATAACGAAGTAGAATATCTTTCTATTGATGAGGTAAATGCTCTCACAATTAATAATTTAAAGAGAAAGAACCCTTGTGATGTATCACCAAAACCATGTGGACCTCCAACACTTAATTTCTTTGGTGGCGGAGGAGTTGGCGCAAAAGCAAATCCAATTGTTGATACAG